GTTGAAATAGGTCAGATCAAGTTCGGTTGTGGTGGGGGATGTTGGTTGATATTGGGTCTGTGTTATGAGAAGCTCGTGATCGGTATTGACGAGGAAATCACGCTCATCGGAATCGAGGTACACATACGTACCGTATACCTTAGGTGAAATAGAACCTAAACCATTCCTACATCTAATGCGTATTTCCACCTGATGATACTGTAATGCGGTGAGTGGTAGGGATTTAGTCCAATCTTCACTAAAGAAGAAAGGAATTACGAAATAATCGGAACCACGCTCAGTAGCGACCCCAGCCTTAGCGTTAGCCGCGACTGTATCAGTCGTGACGGCACATGAAACTTTGGAAGAGGTGTCTTTGTAGAGGATGTTGTGTACACCCTGAATGAAAAGAGAATCTAACTTACACACCTCCTGTCCACCAATGTGTAACGAAAACTCTGTGGTGCTAGTATCGTTGTTGGCGAAAAAGGCGTTAGTGTTGACGCCGACGTTAGAAATGTTTGGGGACTCAATCCACACGTAGCTTAAAAGATCACCCTTGGACTGGACGGGGATCACGACTTCATTACCACCACTGAAGGTGCCAACAAAATCCATACGCTCGGGTTTGATCGAAAAGTTTGTATGACGTTTATAATTTTGACGAAAAAATGAAACTTGAGGGTCGCCAGTGATGTAAACATCCTGAGCACCAGTGGATACAAGATCAATCAACGCAGCTGACATTTTACTAATATATGATATTAAAAATTTGGGGCGATTACGAAGTAGATGGTGAAATTTCAGGTGTTGACCTGGGATTCTCGAGATGAAAATAACGATCATTACATTAGGTTGTTCGGGAAAACGCTTGAAGGAAAATCTGTATGCGTGACGACTACATTCAAACCGTATTTTTTTATTAAAATTCCTGTGGGTTCTAGCCAAGAGGCTCTGAAGGGTGTCATCGAGAGAAAGTTTCATGAAGAAGTATACGACATCGAAGAAGTTGAAGCTAAAGATGTATGGGGTTTTCAAAACAACGAAAAACGTCGCTTTTTACAGGTCTTCTGTAATGACTGTGCACAACGAAGGAGAGTGAGTAACTACATAAACAAGATGATGAATAACCAAAATTATAAAGAAAAATCTATAACCTACGTATACGAATCAAATGTAGACCCAGTTTTACGACTCATGCATCGAACGGGTATTCAATCAACCGGTTGGGTGGATACAGAGAACTCGTGTACACCCGGGTATCACGCTACAGTCGACATTGACTTGTTCTGTAGAGATTGGAAAAAATTGAAACCGTTGGATGTTACTGACGCCGCACCCTTTGTCGTAGCGTCACTCGATATTGAGTGTCATAGTTCCACGGGTAAGTTTCCAAACCCTCTTATCAAAGATGATGCATGTTTTCAAATTGCTGTATCATTGGTTAAGTTTGGGTCCACTGATGTATATGACAGAACGTGTTTATGCTTTAAACAAACTGGTGATAATCTAGAGGGTTGTACCATCAAAAGTTACGACACTGAGAATGATATGCTCATGGCTTTCAGTAAGTATCTCGTGGAAAAGGATATCGACATTATCACAGGTTGGAACATCTTTGGTTTTGATTTAAACTATATCATTCAACGTGCCCTGTTAAACAACTGTCCTCCGTCCTTTTTTCAAATGAGTAAACTCAATGGATACAAGTGTAATATTAAGAATAAAAAACTCTCTTCGAGTGCGCTAGGTGATAACGAGCTTCAACTCTTGCCCATGCCCGGAAGATTTATTTTTGATCTTTTTCATGAAGTCAAACGTGAGTATAAGCTAGATTCGTATAAACTCGATAACGTATCGAAGTTGTATTTGGGAGATAACAAAATAGACATGCCCCCGAAGGAAATGTTTGCGCGTTTTCGCGAAGGAGACCCTCATAAGTTGCAGGAAGTCGCTGAGTATTGTATTAAGGATACGATTCTTCCCCACCGTCTATTGGACCGTCTTTCGACACTCATCAATCTTCTAGAGATGGCTAAAGCTACATGGGTTCCCATCAGTTATCTCGTGGAACGTGGGCAACAGATTAAGGTCTTTAGCCAACTCACAAAAAAGGCGCGCGAATTGGAATTTAAGGTTCCTACTTTTAGCTACGGACATACGGATACCACCGGTTACGAAGGTGCCACTGTACTAGAAGCACAGTCCGGTGCGTATTATACACCTATCACAGCCCTTGATTTTGAGGGTCTATATCCATCAATCATGGTAGCGCATAATTTATGTTACTCGTCACTGGTCATGGATGATAACTATAAGAACATACCCGGTATCACATATGAACAGTTTGGAAATCATATCTTCGCGCAAGACGTATCGTCGCTTCTACCGAGTATCCTTTTAGAGCTCAAACAGTATAGAAAGCAAGCCAAAAAAGATATGGCAAACTCTACCGGAACGTTAAAACAGATGTACAATGGTAAACAGCTCGCTTACAAGATTTCTATGAATTCTGTGTATGGATTCACCGGAGCTTCGCGTGGTATGCTCCCATGTGTAGCTATAGCATCAACAACTACTATGAAAGGTAGAAATATGATCGATGATACGAAGAAATATGTCGAGGAGCACTTTCCGGGAGCTAAGGTGCGATACGGTGACACAGATTCAGTGATGGTTGAATTTGATGTGGGTGACCTCACAGGGAAGGAAGCTATCGAACGTAGTTGGGAACTTGGGGAGCGTGCAGCGTCTGAATGCACAAAGCTTTTCAAGGCTCCTAATAATCTAGAACTCGAGAAAGTCTATTGCCCCTATTTTCTGTACAGTAAAAAGCGGTACGCCGCGAAACTTTGGACTAAGGGTAAAGATGGAAACATGAATATGGATTACATTGATGTTAAGGGTCTACAATTAGTCAGGCGTGATAATACACCGCATGTACGTGAAGTGAGTAAAGAATTGCTCGACGTTATATTGGAGAGCAACGACACTACCGCACCCAAAGCTTTGGCGAGGCAGCGAGCTGTAGAACTTCTCGAAGGTAACGTACCTAACGAAAAACTTATTTTGAGCCAGTCTCTATCCGATAAGTATAAAGTAAAGGGTGAATATGTGTCTTATGATAAAGTGAATCCAGATCACAACAATATGTTCACGTGCAATGATATAAGTATGGCCCATGTTCAAGTTGTTAATAAAATGCGTATTCGGCAACCGGGATCTGAACCTCAATCTGGAGACCGTGTACCTTATCTTTTGACGGATACCGGAGATCCTAAGGCACGGGCGTTTGAGAAGTCTGAGGATCCAAAATATGTCCAAGATAACAATGTTAAGATCGACTATGTATATTACTTTCTTAATAAATTCTTGAATCCCGTGTGCGATTTATTGGAACCGTTGTTCGGAAACCCTAAAGAGCAAATTTTTGGAGAGTTGCTTTTAAGAGCTAAACCACCACGAAAGAAGCGGGAACCTAAAACGAAGCAAGTGACAATAGCAGACTTATTTAAAAAAGAAACTTCATAATAATATATGGTCTATGATAAAGATGTTTTACAAATAAATCAGTTATTCAATGAACGCGTCGATAAACGTGTTTACGAAAAAGTTTGTGAAGTTATAGAAAAAATTTCAAAAATTCACAGCATACCACTAAAACTTTTAAGAAGGGATGCATTGGGGGAAAATGATCATTGTATGGGATTAAAGCGTGATAATACACTGTGCACGAAAAAAAGTGCAAATGGTACAAATTTTTGTAATTTTCATATAAACGACAAAAGATTATGCGAACCCATACAACGATCGAGTAGCATATTACGACACAATCACCCTTGGCCAGGTCCCCGCGTAGAGGGTTGTCCGAAATGTGAGGAAGATAAAAACAAAAAACATACAAAAGAACTTAGAGAATTAGTTAGTATTATATAATAATGAACAAATCGGATATACTATTAAATTCTATCAACGCCTTCTACATATTACCCGAAAATAGAACTATACTAAAAGAACTTTTAAACAAAACCGGTGGTATATCACTTCGAAATCTCGAGTGGTTTATCACCAACTATTCTAAGAAAAATAATTTAACATACAAGACCCGTGACGGAAAGTTGTTTAGCGTTCACTGCGCCTATAAATCTAGTTTAGATGGATACAGCAAAAAATTGTTCGACCCATTCTGTAGATCTAATAAGATGCAATACATTGTTCCGGGCACATCTGATAAAATAAGCACTACTGTTGCACAGTTAAATTTTATTAGATGGTGTATTAAGAACAGTATAGTTGACTACATACGCAACCATCATTCCGATTTATTTAATAAGGGGGGGATACTTCAAAAAGTTATTCCGGTTTAGGCCTACCATAACCTGGTGGAATCTCTCTGTTTAGTTCTCCAGGTTTAGGCCTAACACCCTCAACTTCCATAGACGTTTCAGGTACATATGTACCAATTGGTGGTACTGATACGAGTGATACGAACCCCCCATCAAACTTAAACGTTTGATACCCGACGTAGTATAGATGTAAAGAGTATGTGTTTGAATTAGAAAGACCATCCTTTAATTTCACATCTAAAACGGTACGGTCGGATTGAAGTTGCCCAAAATCCAAACTTCCCGATGGCTCCACATTAATCGGATTCATCGAGAATGTATACGTGTAAATATTCTTTTCAGGTCTAGAAAGTCTACTGTTATGAGGTACTACATACTTATAATACGTATGATCAACGAGTGGTAAGTTTGGTAAATCTTGTCCATTTATATAAATTTTGGCACTGTCCATGATAGGTTGAAAAAATGCGTTAGATAAAGATACCGTGTCGCTCGCCGAAAAATTGTAGCGATTATAGAACACATTACTTTCTAACGATGTACCACCCGCGTATACGGATTCATCCTCGAAATCCGTGTTACGCAAGAACCAATTCATACTTTTTACCGGTACATTTGGTACGAGTTGTAACTTTACTTCACTTTCATTAAGTTCCGTTTCTACGGTGGGATGTTTTCTCACTATATCAGTGATAAATGTTTGGGGTTTAGTCATGAGATATATACGTTCTTGATTTGATACTGTGATTTCTTCTGTTATGATCTTAAAATTAGCTAAACTAACTGTATCGGTGGAGTTCGTAAAGAATGTTTGTGGTCTAAATGTAATTTCAAATTCTATTTTCTGTTTATGTATGGCACACGTAGGAAAGTATGGTCTGTTAGGTTTGTTAGAATCATATTCATCTCCCTCATATTTCCTTGAAAAGAAGAGTGGTATAGGTATGAATAGTTTCGATTCGTTCGTAACCAATCCCGCGTTATTTACAGACGATGTTCCTTCTGCAAAGAATCTATTCACTAAATACCGTTTAGTTCGCTTTTCGGATGCGTCTAGGTACAATTCATCGTATATGATACCCCAGTCATCGTGAAATTTTTCTATTTCAGTTTCATCGACGCGCATCGCTACAGATTTTATTAAATGTCGTCCTATCTGATCCGATAGGTAAAACGAATTACTACCCAACCCCGGAAAGTCTATGGCTATGTACATATTACTCAATAAATCTCCCATATTTCGCGGGTTTAGTGTCACTTTTATACTTTCACCAAAAGGCCAGTTAGCTTTTGTACCCGGATTATCGATTTTTGTACTTCGATGAAACTTTTGAAAATTTGAGTGTCTCTTGGGATCATATTTAAAGAACGAATTTTCGGGATCATTTTCTAATAAATACGTATCCTGTTTACCGATCGCGTTAAGTGCTATCTGAGCACCAGGATTTGGACCTTCAACGATCATATCTAAATATTAGTTACATTTTTTTAATATCAGTTTCCCACATTTCAAAATAACCAGTAGCTTCAATCAAACAAACTTCTTCTCTGAGTTTATTCCATTCATCGAATAACGCTTTCACTCTCTCATCCGTGTATTCGATGGTCTTAATGTGTAGAAGGTAATCATGTGAATCGTCAATCTTGGGAAATAAGGTGGAAAGTTGATTTTCGAGATCCTGTTTCTTGCGCCGAAACACTACTATATCACCATCGATTACCATCTTAACAAAACGCGCTCGATGAGAACAGAGTTCAGCCTTCTTCTTAGTTGTGTCGATGAGATGCGCCTTACGTTTCTTATAATGTTCCATACGAAGTTTAATAAAATCAACCAAAATTTGTCCAGGTGAATCGTATTTACAGATACCCTTTGTCGGATGAAATAAATGCATGTTTGAGCATCTGATAGTCTTTTGCAGTTTGAGATCCTTGACAGCGTCTTTGCCGTTATAATCTTGGATGATAAAATCAACGTTCTCCGTTGTGCTGTTATTTGTGAAACCACCGATGATTTTCTTTTCAACGAGAGTATCGAGATGTTCCTTGTAATCTTGGGTCCATCGACCCGGAGGGAGATCTGTTACCTTTACCGTCCTCCCAATACATTTCCATACACCTTGCGCGATCCACGAATCATCATCCTGTTCCAAGATAGACCCCTTAAATCCCCGAAACCAGGGTTTCATTTTTTTCAATTCTCGACCATTTGTAAAATTAAGGATATTTGCCTTGATATCTTCTGGATTGAAGGGTGGTACGTAGCACGAAAACCCCGTTCCGATCCCTTCAGTTCCATTCACGAGTACCATAGGTAGAACAGGCATATAATGCTCGGGTTCAATCGAACGCCCATCATCATCAAGGTAGGT